AGCAGACCAACAGACCTCTGTTGATCGCTCCATGCGTTCCCTCCGAAAGGAGTATCAGACCGCTCGCAGGTTTGGTGAGAAGTTTACAGCTTCAAAGTCAGCTAAGCGCGCCTTCGCGCAAGCCCCCACTGACTACCGCCACCTTGCAGAGCGATCTGCAGTCTTCATCAAGACCTCCTCTGGTGCCGAGTATCGTGGTACAGGTATCTGTGACCGTATGGTCATAGTGCCTCACCACTACTACAACGCATTCCTTGAGGAGGACTCTGTCCTCGTCATCGCCAGCGGTCACTCCGCTAATCTCCCTCTCCGTGATCTCAACCACATTCACTACCCCAATGATGATTTGTCCGTCTTCTTCCTTCCAATCCAATTCCCGATGTTCCCGAACATCGTTCCTCGCTTCATCAAGCGCCAAGACGTACCAATGATCCATACAAAGGTTACTTTGTGGCTTACATCTCTCCATTCTCCCACTCGCGAGATCATGGCCCCCACCTCCAACGCCCCGGTTTACCAAGTTTGGTCCCATCCCGACATCATGCGGAACAAGTCCTTCACTTCTCTCTGCTACCCTGTTGATATCGAAACAAACTTTGGTGACTGCGGCTCTCTCTACACTACCGATACGAAGATTCTCGGCCCCCGCTGCATCCTTGGAATTCATATTGCGGGTACAGGATCAATTGGTTATGCCAATATCCTTACCCAAGAAATGATTTATACGATGTGGGACGACTTTGAATTCGACGACGATGAAGAGCTCCCAGTCCAGGCTGTCCCTCAAGGACCTCTTAAGCCTATCTCTGAGCTCCCCATCATCGAAGTCGAGACCTCTGTCCCTAACGATACCCAAGTCCTCGTTAACTGCAATATTGATTTCGAACCTTCGTTCGCGCTGGATAATCCTCATCGTGAGGAAAATCTCGCTGCTCTCAAGAAACATGTTGAAGACTTACGAGACCCCGTCGTCCCCCCCCCAGCAATTCTGCTCGGAATTGCTGCCAAGAATCTTCACCGAACGTGTACTACACGCCTCGTTCCGAGCAAGCTCAGTCACGAGCTCCCCTTCACCCCAACCACATGCCCCGCTCCATTAAGCAGACACGCTTCACCCTCTGGCGAAGATCCTCTCTACCTTGCCCATGCAAGGATGATTCGCCCAAAGGAGCCAAACATCAATCACAAGTTGATGCTGGAATGTGCAAGAGCTTCTGTCAATGTCGTTCCGCGACATCCACACAGAGGCATTCTCACATTTGAAGAAGCTGCTTACGGAAAAGGTGCTTTGACCTCAGTTGACCATACTGCCTCTGGTGGCGAGCCGTGGAACTCCATGGCTGCTGCTGAAGGTAAGCCCACCAACAAAGGTACCTGGCTGGGCTCTCGTGACCACCCTGCCCCCCGACCCGAGATACTCGAAGCCGTTCATCGCGACATCGATATTCTCAAAACTGGCAGATGCCCTGATTGGTTCTTCACAGAACAACTCAAGGATGAGTGTGTGGACCTGGAAAAGTATGCCGCTTCAAAAACGCGCCTCTACTTTGCCGGCCCGCTCGACCATGTTCTCGTTGGACGCATTCTGTGC